TAGCTTACGAAAACCGCTCTGTCGTTTCTTCACCAAACAAAATCCGGCTAGCGATCACAAAATCCAATCCCGGCCAGCCGCTGATAGACACGTACATCGGGACGACGCTATCTGCTGGTCAAAGAGTTGTTGTCGTATGGGCTACCAACTCAGATGGATTGACCGCTTACGTCAATGGCGTTGGTGGTACGTTTTCTTGGGCATGGCCGGGCGCAGCTTCAGGCGATGCAACTAGAGCATTGCATGTTGGTAGGGCGAACTACACATCCACGTTATTGCCATTTGCGGGGCTGATCGAGTGCATTGCGTTCATCCCGAAGAAGATGAGTCAGTCATGGGCGCAACGCGCTTCGCTTGACCCCTATGAGATGATGTTTGCCCCCCGCCGCATCTACATACCCGCCGCAGCCGGTGGTGCCCCTACCCTAAGCGATCTGCAAGCTGTGAGCATCACCAGCACCAGCGTGCAGGCCACGGTCGATTACGCATTCTGAGCGATGGCCGCCACCTACTACCTTGCAGCGTTCACATCGGCAAACACGCCGACATGGGCGCGTGCTGACATTGCCAACGGGCGCAATGGCTTCAGCGCCACGGGCTACGCTGCGAGCGGCACAAATGCGAGCGCACCGACAGCGGGGACGGTAGGTGATGCAAGCGTAGGGATCACGCTGACCGGCCTGAGCGCCGGCACGTCCTACAAGCTGTGGCTGATCTGGGACGACGGCACGAACAGCAGCAACAGTGGCGTGCTGCTTGCTACGGGGACGTTCACGACGGCGGCGAACGTCGTGGCGACAACCTCGCTGGCCGCCATCGTCCAGGCCGCGCAGTCCGCCACCAGCACGGCTTCAGCTGCCGTTCAGACCGCACGCACTGTCTCGGCCACTGTGGACGCCGCGGTCAGCCGCAGCGCGGCCGCGTCGTCGGATCTGGCCGCTGCCGTCGCCGCCGCGCAGGCCGTCACCGCGTCGCTGCAGGCCGCCGCCCAGGCCGACCACGCGCAGTCCGCCGACCTGACTGCTGCCGTGCGCCTGGCGCAGGCCGCCACCGCGTCGATGCAGCTGGCCGCCCAGGCCGCGCTGTCGCACAGTGCGTCTCTGTCGGTCGCCGCCAGCAGCACCTCAAGCCTCGACGCGGCGCTGACCGCCGCCGTGCGCGCGGCGCGCACCGACGCGCTGTCGGCGAGCGCGATGGTGCTGGCCGAGGCCTTGGCCACGACGAGCCTGAATGTGGCCGTCCAGGCGTCCGTCACGGCCACGGTGGGCCTGAGCGCAGCCCTGTCCCAGGTCGTCACCGCGTCGTCGGTGCTGTCCGCCGCTGTCCAGGCTGCGCAAGCCGCGTCGGCCTCCGTGACGGCGTTCGTGCAGGCCGACGGCGGCGTTGCCGCGGCGATGTCGGCGGCGGTCCAGGCGACCCAGGCCGCGTCAGCGTCGGCGTCGGCTGCGGTGCAGACCTCGGGGTCCGCATCTGCTGACGCGTCGGCGGTCGTCCAGGCGGCCCATGTCGCATCGGCATCGGCCTCGGCGTTCGTGCAGGCCGACAACGCAGCCGCCGCGGCGCTGTCCGCCGCCGTGCAGGCCGCCTCCACCCTGAGCGCGTCTGTTGCCGCGGCAGTCGCCGACGTACGCGCCGCCGACGTGGCGCTGTCCGCCGCGCTGTCGGTGCGCCGTGTGGTCGACGCGTCGGTCAGCACCGTGGCCGCCATCGGCCGGTCGCTGGCGGTCGGGCTGTCGGTCTTCATCGGCACCACCGGGACCGGGACGGGGGATCCCGCCGACGTCTGGAACTTCGTCCTGCCGAACGGCAAGACGGCGGCCATGACGCTGATGGAGAACAACGAGATGCTCCGCGTGATCATGGCAGGCATCGCCGGCCAGACCTCCGGGGTGGGCACCGACACCGAGACGTACTACGGCACCGACGGCGTCACGCCGCGCATCATCGCCACCTTCGACGCGGCCGGCAACCGCATCGACACCATCGTGGACGGCACCGAATGATCAACGGCGAGTACCGCGGCAAGAAGCTGTTCGCCGGTCGGCTGTTCGCCGGTCGGCTGTTCGGCCCGCCGGTTCGCGACCAGCGTGGCCGCGGTCGCTGGGTCGAGCACGGTCAGCGTCGTCGGAAGGATGACGATGACGACGTGTTGATCTTCATTCTTCGGTAATTCGAAATATCTCGGCTGGATTTCCAGCCACAACTCAACCTACATTCCGGACCACTATGCCGAAACCCTGGTACTCGATCAAGGCCGCCGCGTCCGATGCGGATGTCGCTGAAGTGTCGATTCTTGACGCGATCAACGACTGGTACGGTGTCGGCGCCCGCACGTTCCTGACCGACTTTCGCGCGATCAAGCAGTCGAAGGTTCGCGTTTACATCAACTCGCCTGGCGGCAGCGTCACCGAGGCGCTGGCCATTTTCAACGGCATGCGTGCCAGCGGCAAGGAGATCGAGGTTCACGTGCTGGGCATCGCCGCCAGCGCCGCGAGCTACATCGCTATGGCCGGCGACAAGATCGTCATGCCGGCAAACACGCTGATGTTCCTGCACAACCCCATCAACGGGGTGTACGGCAACGCTGACGACATGCGCGAGATGGCCGACACGCTCGACAAGTTCGGCGAGGTGTTGACCGCCACATACATGAAGCGCTGGAAGGGCGAGGAGCAGGCGCTGAAAGACGTGCTGGCCGCAGAGACTTTCCTCACCGCCGCCGAGTGCCTGGGGCACGGTCTGTGCGACGAGGTGATCGATGAGATCACCGCCGAGGCCCGTTTCGACGTCGAGTCGATGCCGCTGAACGTCCAGGCGCTGTTCAAGCACGCGGCGCCGGCTCCAGGCCCGAAGGCCACCATCACGATGACCGAGGTCGAGAAGATCGCGGCCGACGAAGGTGTGGCCGAGTTCGCTGCCGCACTGGCGCTGGACCCGAAGCTTACGACGGCCGACGCGTTCCGCAAGGCAGCTGCCGAGGCCCGCGAGATCTTGGCTCTGTGCCGCATGGCGGGCCGCGACCCCCGGGCATCGCAGTTCGTCCGTGGCCGCAAGACCCTCGAGGACGTGCGCAAGCAGATCACCGACGAACTGGCGGCTGAGGATGCCGCCTCGGTGGTCAACACCGCCGCGCCGGCCGCCGCGCTGCAGCCGGCCGCCAAGAGCACCATCAACCCGTCGTCGCTCTGGGGCGACATCAAAACCATGCGTACTGCTGGGAGCAAGCAATGACCGTCCTGACCGAGACCAACCACGTTGGTGAATTCCTGCTGTCGGAAGACAACAGCACGCGCTGCCGCGAGAACGTCACCGTCACGGTGAGCGGCAGCACGAACTGGCTGTCTGGCACCGTGCTGGGCAAGATCGCCGCCACCGGCAAGTACGTGAAGTACGACGAGGCCGGCACCGACGACGGCCGCCGCGTTGCCGCGGGCGTGCTCTACAACGAACTGCTCCCCGTGGCCGGCGACATCAAGGCGACCGTCATCGTTCGCGACGCCGAGGTCATCTCCGCGAAGCTCACCGGCATCGACGCCAACGGCATCGCGGATCTGAAGGCCCTGGGCATCATCGTCCGCTGATCGTTTCGATACAAGGAAATCACCATGTTGCTCAATGTCTTCCAAGACGATGCGTTCAGCTTCACCGAACTGGTGAAGGGCATCAACAAGATCCCATACACCCCGACCAAGATCGGCGCGATGGGTCTGTTCGACGAGCAGGGCATCTACACCCTGTCGGTCGCGATCGAGATGAAGGACGGTGTCCTGACCCTGGTGCCGACGGCGCCGCGCGGTTCGGGCGGCCCGGCCAAGAACGACCAGAAGCGCACGCTGCGCGACTTCCGCCCGGTGCATCTGCCGCAACGCGTGGCCGTCACGGCCGACGAGGTGCTGGGCATCCGCGTGTTCGGTTCCCAGACCGAGACCGAGGCGGCCCAGGCCCTGCTGGATCGGAAGATGGCCATCGCTCGTCGTGACCTCGACCTGACTCACGAATGGCAGCGCATGGGCGCCATCAAGGGCCAGGTGCTGGACGCTGACGGCAGCACGGTGCTGTACGACTACTTCACCGAGTTCGGCGTGTCGCAGCAGACCCTGGACTTCGCGCTCGACGTGGATGCCACGAAGGTGCGCAGCAAGTGCACGACGCTGGAGCGCATGGTCGAGGACACTCTCGGCGGCGTGCAGATGTCGGGCATCACGGTGCTCTGCAGCAAGGAGTTCTTCGATGCGCTGGTCGACCACCCCGCGGTGGTCGACACGTTCAAGTACACCGACGGCGCGCCGCTGCGGAACAACCAACGCATGAGCTTCGAATTCGGCGGCTGCATGTTCACCGAGTACCGCGGTTCGGTCGGCGGCACCCGGTTCATCGCCGCCAACAAGGCCTACGCGATCCCGATGGGCGTGCCCGACCTGTTCTGCTCGTTCTTCGCCCCGGCGGACTACATGGACACGGTCGGCACGATGGGCCTGCCGTTCTACATGAAGTCCAAGATGATGGACTTCGACCGTGGCGTCGAGTGGGAGGTGCAGTCCAATCCGCTGCACATTTGCACCCGCCCGGACGCGATCATCGAACTGTCGATCTGACCCATGACGCTGGGCTTCATGGCCCGTGCGATGCAAGCAGGGCTCACCAAACTCGGTGAGCCCTGTTCGCTTGACGGGGTCGAAATCGGCAAGGTGTCCCTGCAGCGTGGGGTGGACCTGTTCGTTGGCAGCCCGGGCCGGTCGGACGACAACTACGTGGCCCAAGTCGACGTTGCCGTGATCCCATCGAGCGCAGCGCCGGCCGTCGGCCAGACGCTGGTGCACCCTGACGGCACGTTCGTGTTGTCCAGACTGCATGAAGACAACGGCTACACGCGCACATTCATTGTGGTGACCCCGTGACGACCTTCCGCATCGACGCCCGCGAGCTTGACGGTCTGGCCGATCGCCTCGGTCAACTGAACGGTCGCCGCCTCGGCATTGTGGCCGTCGATACCGTCAACCAGGTTGCAGTGCAGATCGAAGACGAGGGCGTCAAGGGCGGCCTCAAGAACATCAACCTGTCGGACCAGTATTTCCGCGGCAAGATGACCCGCGTGCCCGCCACGGGGCGCCCGCGCGCGGAGATCATTGCGGCCTACTCCGGCACCGTGCTGGGCCGGTTCGGTGGCACCGAGTGGTATCGGCAGTCTGGCGCGCCGCGCCGGGCCGGGCCGGTGAAGGGCCGCCGGTCGGCCGGCGTCTACACCAACATCACGAACACCGACCGCCAGGACGAACCGCAGTGGTTCCTGATGCGGCTGAAGAATCAGAACGGTTTGATGGGGGCCTTCGTCCGCACGACGGCGCTCAAGGGCAAGGGCAAAAACGACTACGGCAAGGGCCTGGGAGACGCCGGTCGCCGGCGCGACGGGAAGTACGGCAAGAAGCACGTCTACGGCCCCAGCCCGCACCAGATGTTCAGCCGGCAGATCGACGTGCAGGGCGGCCAGTGGGCCACCGACCTCGGCACGGCGGCCACGCGGAACCTGCTTGCCGAGATCGAGAGGGTGGTCCTGTGAGTCTGCTGCTGACCGCCGAGACCATTGCGGCCGAACTGGTGGCCCGCATGGCCACGCTCACGGTAGCGCAGGGCGCCGAGACCGACATTGGCACGCGCGTACTGCAGGGCAAGCGCTCGATCGACAAGTCGCAGATCCCATGCACCGTGATTATCGAGGGCGAAGACATGCCCGAGAGCATCAACGCGCGCACCGACTACCAGATCGATCAGCGGTACGCGCTGCTGGCGTATCTGCCGTGCAGTGTCGACAACCCGAACACCGCGGCGCATGCGGCGATTCGCGACCTCAAGCGTGCGGTGTTCCGCACCGCAGACCGTCCCGACGTGAAGTGGGGCGGGAAGGTGAAGGCGGTGGAGTACCTGGGCCGCGACATCGGGCCTCGGGCAGACGGCGAGGCCTTCGTGCTCGCCATCGTGGAAATTGGCGTCACGTATGTCGAGAACGTGGCGAACCCCTGAAGAAATTTCTCGGCTGGACTTATAGCGCGCCCGATCCATAGACTCAGGGCGACTCGTTTCGATACAACGAATTGGAGAATTGAACATGGCCGCACGTGGTTTTCTCGGGTCTGGTGACCTGTACATCAACCGCATCGTCGGTGGCGTGAAGCAGGGCCAGGAGGGCCCGTTCGAATGCGAGCAGTTCGAGATCAAGGCGAACTCCGAACTCCGCGAACGAGTCTCCAAGTCTCGCAACGGCTACGGCCAGGTCGTGGCCAGCGCCGCGATCCCGCAGCCGTTCGACCTGAGCGTGACGCTGGGCGAGGCTGACGCCAACGGGCTGTCTATTGCTCTGCTGGGCACCGTGTCGTCCACGACGCAGGCCTCCGGCACGCTGACGGCGGTCTCGGTCGTCTCGGACCACGACAAGTGGGTGCAGTTGACGAAGCAGCGGCTCACCGGCACGGCCACTGTGACGTCGGATCCGGCAGGAACGACCTACACCGAGGGCACCGACTACGTGATGAACCGTGAACTCGGCCAGATCAAGGTGCTGTCGACGGGCGTCATCGCCGATGCCGCCGATCTGCTGCTCACCAGCACCTACGCCGCTATCACGACGACCGAGATCGCCGGCGCCACCAGCGCGGCCATCCGCGCCGAGTTCATCCTCGACGGCAAGAACCTGGCCGACGACACGCCCTGCGTCGTGACGGTGTTCGAAGGTGTGGTCGCCTCGGATGCCGCGGTCGACTTCCTGTCCGACCAGTTCCTGACCGTGCCGCTGCCGGGCCGCCTGGTGACCCCGGTCGGCCAGACCGCACCGTTCAAGGTCGAACTGCGCGACGCCCCGGTCTGACCCTTGTCTCCTTGAGGGCGCCTCCCCGGCCCCGGCCGAACGGGGCGCCCCTTTTTCTCAGGATGACCGATGGCCACGTCTGGTAAGCGTGATGTTCGCCTCGGCGTCGAGATCGAGACGACGGGTGAGGAGAGCATCCGCCAACTGGCTGCGGATGTCCGCAAGCTCGCGCAAGAAGGCACCGATGCCGCCCCGGAGTTCGCGCGTCTTGCCAGCGAACTCGACAAGCTCGCCGACCAGAGTACCGCGCTCGCCGGCCTGCGCGCGCTCACCGAGCAGGTAGAGAAGCTCACCCTCGAGCAGCAGCAGGCCGCCGAGGCCGTCCTGGCCGCCGGCGCGAAGTACGACGCCGCGCGCATCAAGGCCGAAGAACTGCGCCTGCAGCAGGCGCGGCTGGCCGAGTCGGTGCGCGAGGCCGGCATCGCCGTGGTCAAGGCCAAGGGCGACATCGATACCTACGCCGCCGGCTTCAACAAGGCCGGCAAGGACACCGCCGAGTACACCGCGCGGCAGGCGCAGTTGGCGCGCAGTCTGGCCGACGCCAAGACGGCATTCGCCCAGCAGAAGGCCGCTCTCGACCAGTTGACGCCGTCGGTGCGCGCGGCGACCGCCGAAGAGACGAAGCTCGGGAATCAGGTCGAGCAACTGGAGGCCAAGGCCCGCGCCGGCGAGCGAGCGCTGCAGCAGCGCAACCGGGCGCTGGACGAGTCGCGTGCGGCGGCCGTCGCCGCCGGCGCGAGCACGACCGATCTGGCCGAGGCCGACCAGCGTCTGCTGGGGTCGATCCAGAGCGTGATCAGCGCGACGCAACAGCTGGGGTTTGCGCAGGAGCAGACGACCGCGTCGACCGAGACCGAGTTGGCGGCCCTGCGCGACACTGAGCAGTTCCTGCAGAAGTACGAGGCGTCGCTGCGCGAGGCGGCAGCCGCCGCCGAGGCGCTGGCTGCCGCCGAAGGCGCCCAGGCCGTCAAGAAGCTCGAGGAAGCCGCCAAACAGGCCGATGCTGAGTTCCGCGAGCTCCAGCAGTCCCTACGTGGCGCCGAGGCCGCTGCGCGCGAATTTGCGGCCGCTACGGAGCGCGCGGCTGCTGCCGGCAAGGACGACGTCGCGGTCGTGAAGCAGCGACTGGCCGCCGCCGAGGCGCTGGTCGCCAGCGAACGCGAACTGACTGTCGCGCAGCGCGACCTGGCGAACCAACGCGACGCCAGCCGCGCGGCGCTGGTGGCCGAGGCTTCAGCGCTGACGAAGGTTGCCGCGGCAGCCCGGGAGTCCCAGGCGGCCACTGTGGCCACGGCCACGGCGGCCCGGCAGGCCGGCGCCGCCATCACCGAGGCATTCGGTGCGCTGGGAATCCGGTCCATCGATGCGATCGAGCAGGAGATCCGCGAGACCGAGCAGGCGCTGACCCGCCTGGAGGTCCGGGCGCGTGCCGGCGCGCTGGGTGTGGACGAACTGGGGCGTGCCGCCGGTGCCGCCGATGCCAAGCTCGCGCGGTTGCGTGCGGAGATCTTGCAGGTCCAGGCAGCGCCCACGCAGTTCGAGCGCATGAACACGGCCGTCAACGGCCTGATCACGCGGTTCGGCGCGCTGTCGGCAGCCGTGGCCACGGTGGGGTTCGCCGTACGGCCGGTGCTCGACGCGACGATCGCGCTGGAGCGCACGAATCGGATCCTGACGACCGTCACCGGCAGCGCCGAGTCGGCAGCGAAGCAGATCGAGTTCCTGCGCGAGGTGTCGCAGAAATCCGGCCAGCAGTTCACCGAGGTTGCTGACACCTACGCCAAGTTCGCGGCGTCGGCGCTGCAGACCGGGCTGACGCTGGAGGACACGCAGGCCGTGTTCGAGTCGGTCGCGCTGGCCGCCGGCAACCTGGGGCTGTCGTCTGACCAGACGAAGCGCGCGCTCGAGGCTCTGAGCCAGATCGCCGCCAAGGGCGTCGTGTCGATGGAAGAACTGCGGCAGCAGTTGGGTGACGCGCTGCCCGGCGTGCTGCCGCTGCTGGCCAAGGAACTGGGCCTGACGACCGCGCAGTTGAACAAGGTCGTGGAGTCGGGGCAGTTGCTGGCCGTCGAGGCGATCCCGGCAATCGGCCGGGCGCTGAAGACGCTGGGCACGCAGAACAACGAACAGGTCGAGGGCCTGGTCGCGTCGTGGAACCGGTTCATCAACGTCATCAAGGAGGCCGGCACCACGATCGTGGACGGCCCGCTGGGGCAGGCCGCCGGCGTGGTCATCACGGCATTCGGTGGCGCGGTGCGCGACGTTGCCGTTGTGGCGGTCAGCGCCAGCGAAGCGTTCCGCCTGCTCGGGCTGTCGGTGGTCGCGTTCCTCGACGCTATCACCCCAGGTGGGGCGAAGCTTGCGGACCTTGGGCAGACCATCTCCGACTTCGCGGAGCAATCCGGCGCGCGCATCGCGAAGTTCAAGGAGACCGCGTACGGCGCCAGCGAGGCCGTCGATGAGCTAGGCACCTCGCTCGGCAAAACCGCCGAGGAAGGCCTGAAAGCCGCCGGCGCCACCGACACCCAGATCAAGTCGCTCGCAGCCACATCGGTGGCCTACACCAAGGCTATCGATCAGGCCGAAGAGGTGCGCAAGGCCTCCACGAAGTTGGTCGATGCGAAGAAGGACGAAAACGAAGCGCTGCTGCGCACCGTGGCGCTGGCCGGCGACGAGGTGGCGTCGCGCAAGGCCTCGGTGGATGCCGCAAAGGGGTTCCTGAAGGTCACCGAAGACCTCACGGCCTCCTATGCCGCAGAACTCACTGCGGCCCAGGCCGCCCGGGAAGCCACGCTCAAGAGCGCCGAAGCGTTGGGGCTGTCCAAGGACACCATCCAGACGTCGCTGGATGCTTACGATAAGCTGATCAAGGCGAAGACCGCCGACGTCGAAAAGAGCGAGCAGCAGGCCGCCGCAGCACGCGCGGCGGTGGCCCAGGCCGAGTTGGCTGTCGCCGCGCTGGAGGACAACGCGGGGCAGTACGAGGCGCTGGCAAGGCAAGTCGACGTGGCGCGCGAGGCGTTGACGCAAGTCGCCCGCCGGTACGCGGAGGGCAAGGCGTCGGCTGTGGACTTGCAGAAGGCCACCGAAGCACTTACGCGGGCCAAGGGGTTGCTGGTCGACGCGATGGACGATCAGGAGGAAGCCAGCAAGCGCGCGGTCGACGCGCTGAAGGCCGAGTCGGAGTTCACGAAGGCGCAGATCGAGCTTGAGCTCACGCGGTTGAAGATCAAGCGGGACGAAGCCGTGGCGCGAGGGGCGCTGACCACCGCCACGCAGCTTGACAACCAGATCCGTGACCTTGAACTGAAACTCTCGAAGGAAGGTACCGCCGCGAAGCGCGCCGAGGCCAACGAGATCCTCCGCGTCACGACGCTGAAGCTTGATCAGCTGCGCGCTCAAGGGCAACTAACACCCGCCCTCGAACAAGAACTGCAGACGCGGGTCAAGCAGCAGAAGACCGCGCTACTGCAGATCGATGCGGAAGAGGAACTGCAGAAGAAGACCGAGAAGTTGAACCGCGAGATGCGGAACGGGATCGATACGCGCGACCAGTTGACCGGGGCGGTCGATCGCAACTCCGATTCGACGCGCAACAACTCCGACGAGTTGAACAACAACTCCAACGAGTTGCGCCGGAACGCGTCTGAGGCCGACTCGGCCCGTGAGGCGCATGATCGATGGATCGCGTCGTATGTCGAAGGCTACAAGAAGCGCGCCGCGCTGACGGGCCCTGGTAGCGCCAAGTCCACCCTCGATTGGGAGGGCCGTAACGAGGACGGGAGCCTAAAGCCGGGAGGCAACCAGTCGTACACCACCGGCCAGAGCTACTTCACGATCGACGGCATTGCTGTCGATCAGGTGTCGTATCAGAACTACCTGAAGCAGAAAGATCGTGTCAAGGATCCGCCAAACGAAAACGTTTTTGGGGGAACGGCGGGTACGGTTCAGAAGGACTGGTTTAACGCTCAAAACGCCGCGCGTGGCGTTTCTACCGGTGTGACTATCAACGTGACCATCGGCGGCCGCACCCAAACGATCACTGCGGCCAGTCGTGCCGCGGCCGACGCAATGATCGCAGCTCTGGAAGAAGCATACCGCGCCGGAGGAGGCGGCTGATATGGCCACGACCCTGACCTACGGCGGCACCACCGTCACTCTGCCTGGCGACCTCCTGTGGACCGACGAGTTCGGTTGGCCGGCGGTCGAGCAGCGCACGCAGTACAGCATCACCGGCGCGTTGCTGCTCGAGGCTGCCGTCAAGCAGGCCGGGCGCACCGTCACGCTGACCGGCGGCCCGTCCTGGGGCTGGATCACGCGTTCCGTGCTGGTCACGCTGCAGGCCTGGGCCGAACTGCCGGCGCAGCAGTTCACGCTGGTGCTTCGTGGCGAGGCGGCGCGCACCGTCGTGTTCGACCAGGCGCAGCGGCCTATCGAAGCGCAGCCGGTGATAGATTATTCCGATCCTGACAGCACCGACGATTACGTTGCTACGATACGATTCCTCGAGGTCTGACCATGCCCATCACCGACAACGACATCCGCTTCCGCGCCAGCGAGCGCATGACCGACTTCCCAGACGGTGGCGGTCGTATGAGCGATGTGGTCATCCTCGATGGCGTGGACAACAACGTCTTTCCCGACATCACGGACATCGAGCGGCTGACCGGCAAA